TGCCAACAACCAGCGTTTCTGCAACGGGCTGGTTTTGCCTTTTTCGCTCTTTAGTTCCAATGCCAGGATCTTTTTGCCTGTGGGGTGCACTAACAGCAAATCAGGGAAACCTGCATCACCCTGAACGTGTGTGGCCCAGCGTCCGCCGCTGCTCATCGCTGGCAGGTCATGGTGAATGAGCCAGCCAAAACGTTTGGCAACACCAATGATGATGTTTTTGAATTCTGCTTCAGTCACGGTTTTCCGCCAACCATTCCCATGCTTGCGCCAGTTTTTGCCATGTTTCACGGCTTTCCTCTAGCCTTTCACAACGCTTTTCTAGCAATGCTTTTTCAGCGCGCAATGTGTCAATTACACCGCGCAAATAATCAACTATTTCAATTGGCGTTGCCCCAGATTGTTTTTCATCAAACGGGTTCATTTGAGCGCCTCAATGACCGCGCTGGCCTCATGTGATTTCAACAATTCCAACACAGCATCATCACGGTTCACGGTGCGCTGTATAAATTCCAGCAAATTCAAATCGTCCATGTTTGCATCTTTTGCCAGTTTCTTGATGTAGCCCTGTTGCTTAGGTGTAGCAAATGCGCCAGAGGGTGTGTGCACTTGCGCGCTAGGTGCGACTTGACCGCCCTGGCGTTCGACTTTTTGCATTTCCTCACGGGAAGGTCGTTTGCCTTGTGTGGCAAATCCCATGTTCGCTAATGCGCGCCCAATGCTGGACGTTTCACAGTTTTCAATGAATGATGTGGCGTTTACGCCGCGGTCTGTGTGAATTTCATGCGCGTACCCTGTTGCAGTTGGGTTTGCATCGTCACGGTGTTTCCAGATCACGGTGCGAACAATGCAGGTGTCCCCGTCATAGTTCATGAGCGTGGTTTCAACGCGCCCGTCTGGGTATGTTTCCCAAAATCGGTTCAACCGTGTTTCTACGGTTTCGTAATTGCTTAGGTCAAATGCCATTGGTGTTTCCTTCTGTCTGTTTTCTGTTTGTTCTCTGCGTTTCGCATCGCTTTGAATTTGGTTTGAAATGCTGGAATTGTATTTGGAACGCTCTGACGATGTGTAATAACGCGCCATTGGTTTACAGTTCGCCGCCTAGTTCTTCTATGCAACGCAAACATGTTTCTGCATAAATTTCATTTCCTGACAAATCAAAATCAGTTTTCATCACCTTCAACGTGCGGATCAGGTAATCGTCACGCTTTGGTTTTTGTACATGTGCAGGCCTGCAAATATCATCAATGAGTTTCATCATTGCGTGTGTTTGTGGCGTTACTTGCAAATCAATTCTGTCTGTAATCATTTTTCGTGTTTCCTCTGTCATGGAATTTTCGGATAATGGGTATTCGATCATTTGGCTGTGCGCCAGGGTGACCAACCTGACCGTGTCCAAATAATCAAACCTGCTTTGAGATTAGTTTCAGCCTGTAACAGGTTTTCGCATGATGTAACCAGACCTGCTTTTTGTAGGTAACTGTTTGGGCCTTTGCACCAAAATGAATTGACCTGCATGAGGCCATACGATTGGCCTACGGTGTCCTGTTTATTGTGTGCGTTTGGTGTGCATCGGCTTTCACGGTGCATGACCATTTCAATTTTGTCGCGCTGCTCAACAGGCCAACCCAGATTGACAGCCAGCGCGCTGAATTGTTGGCAGGCTGTCGAATATGGGTCAATGTAAAGGGTGCTGGACGTGGTGGTGGTTGGTTCAATCAGGAACGGTGCCAGCGCGATAGTGGTGCTAGGTGGCTCTGATTGGCCTGTTAGAGGCTGTATGGCAAGCGTGAAACCCACTAGGGCTGAAATAACACCTGCCACAATTTTGGTTGCTGTAAACGTCATTTTTTCTCCAATTGGTATGGAACGCCCCAGGTGTCCCCAACGGCGTTTTTGAATGACAGTTGGGCATGCAGCACCTGTTGGGTGTCTGGGTCACGGAAAATTTGCACTAACACCATTTGGTTGGTTTCCAAACTGGTGGTGTAAACCTCATAGAAATATGTTTTTGCGTCAGCCATAACTGCTTATCCTTCTGTCAGGGATAAGAACACCCTACGGGGCGGGTGTCGCTGGGTCAAGCATTAGCGCTGGCGGGGTCTTATCGCCCACAAAATAGAACCAATGCCACGGTTCGGCGGGCATCACCTCTAGTGACCAACCGTATTTTGGCGCGTTTTCGCACAGCCATTTCCACAGGATCGGATCAGCGGTTCCAGCAATGTCACAGGCCAATCCCAAATTGTGTCGTGATGAACCAGGTGCAGCCAATGGGGCGTTGCCTGGTTTCAAATAGTATTTGCGGCCTTCCCACGTTCGGGTTGACGCGCCAGCAATTGGTTCTAGTTGGTAACGCTGCAAGAAACCTGCACGTTGCTGGGCTAATGATCGGTAGGTGTCGCCCGCGCTGGTTGGTTTGAATTGTTTGATGCCTGACGCAAACGCGGCTTGACGCATCGCTGTCCAACTAGCGGCCGCTAAATGATGCAATTTTCCAAATGGCTTTACATCGCGCAAAAGGTTGATTGGCAATTCACCTGGTTTGCAATGCACCAGATCCGCTGGCAATACCAGTTTTCTAATCGGTGGTTGCACTAGAACCAGGCTTTGATTTCAGGCCATTCGATGCCACAAGGCCAGACAACGTGCCAGTCAAAAACACCAGCAGAGTGCTAAGTAGATCAATCAATTGTGCGTCTGTTGGTGCCTGTTCTGTTGGCTGATCCACAAACAAAATTCCGTAAATAAACGCCATCACCGTAAACGTAAAACACAAGGCCATCAAACGGCCAACAAAAACAATCAATGAGGCGTGGTGTTGTTCTGGTGTCTTAGTCACATGCGGCCTTTGTAAAACATTGATATTCGACATTAGTTTTTGAATAAGAGCAACCACTACAACCCCAAACTACGACAACAACCAAAAGCGCGTACCCGATCAAGTAACGCCATCTCACGACAACAATGCGGCAACTTCTTCGGCTGTTAGCCCAAGTTTTGCAAGTGTTGCAGTTTTGAGTTCGGCTTTTTCTTTCAATTCATTCTCAAAAGCCTTGTCGTCAGATTGCACTTTTTCAACGAAAGCCAAATAAGATTTTTCTTCTTCGGTAGTCATATCCCGATCAATGCCATTGTCATGTATTTTCATTGTCACACCGTCTTTGAATAACCATAAATTGCGTATGTTCCAGTTATGTTTGCGGTCGCCGTTATTTCGATGCCATCGTAAGCCGTTGCTGTTGTGTGGTTTCCGCTAATCACTTGTAATTCTGGGCCAGCACCAACATTAGTTGTGTTTGTGAATTGTGTTGCTTGAGCAAGTTGTGGGTTGTAAACCATAAAATCGCTTGCACAATAAGTTGAAATTGCATAACCCAAACGCCAGCCATCCGTTCCAGCAGTAACACGCGCAGCAACAACACTTGAACCAACACCGTTTACCAACTGAAATTGGTAATTAGTGCTAGAAGAAGTGCCACCAACACGTAATTTTACAAACGCAGTTGCGCTTCCTGCCGATGTTGCATAAAACAAAATGCGGTAATTGGTGTAACTGCTAGTGAATACGTTGTCGGCAACAATGCTTGCAGTTGAGGTAAAGGCGGTTTCTGCTTTTACACAAACCAGTCCAGGTGTTGCGCCAACTGGCAGCCATGATGACCCGTCGTAATATTGGGTTGCATTGCTTGCCTCAATGTATGCAAATTGCCCTTCGGCAAGCACTTTTTCACCTGTGCCACCAAACGCAGCGTCACGGGTAGTTGTTGTTGCAAATACAGGTATGCCTGTATTTATTTCCGTGACCTGTTGAGCGGTCAGAATTTGGTTTGCCGTAAAGACGGGAACGGCGGTTTGTGCATTTAGTCCCATGTTTTTACTTTATCCCAAAACAGGCTGCGGGTCTTGTATGCCTAATTTTCCGTAGATGGCATTGTCCAAAATAAATTGATACACAATTGTTGTGGGTGCTGTTGAAAGCAAAATGCTGTGTCCAGCGCCTACGGTGATGGTGTGTTCAATACCTTCCACGCTTAGTTCCTGGGCTAGTTCGCTGGTACCTGATCCGCTTTGGAAGGTTTTTTCAACGGTGATGGTGTTGCCAATTTCAATGCTGGCCACGGTGTCGCGCTGGGCGTTGGTCAACATCAGGAAATTGGTTTCTACGCTGGTGTAGCGGGCTTCAGGTTCGCCGTTCAGTAGGTATGCGGCTGCGGTGTCAATTTCGCCTTGTATGTGTAGCAGGCTGTTGGTGATGCTGTTGGTCTGAATGAAATATGTGGCAATTGAGGCTAGATCCTCTGCGGTGGCTGTTTTGCCGTCTAGGCCTGTGACCACAGCGCGGTTTACTACCGCGTCCGCTTCGAATGATATGCCTACCCCGTTGTAAGGAATGTTTGTTCCATCGTCATGAAAATCAGCCACACTTGCTGAAAGCGTTGCACCCACGCGATTTTGGAAAGTCAATTTGCCATCGGCGCTCATAAACAGGCGGCCAAATTCTGCGGTGCTGTTGATCTGGCTGATGTATTGCAAAACGTTTGTTCCAGCAGGAACGGTGTAGGCCGCATCATGTCCCAGGTTCACGGTTCCTGTGGCAATGTCACGGTCAGCCAATGGAAAATCAACCTCAGGCAAATCCAACACCGTTTCAATTCGTGCGCCCGACAATTCCGCTGTTGGGTTGAATTCGTCTAAATAGGTTTGAGCCAGCAAATAGAATTGGTCAGCGCAATACACCGTGACTGTGTCAATGCCACCTAGCGCAAAGTTGTAGTCATAATTCACCACATAACCGTTGAATAGATCATGGGCCACGTTGCTGTTGTCATATCGAATGAGGCGCACCTCACGCATTGGCGCTAGTCCAGGCTTTGCTTCCGCGGTGTCAAAATAGGGACTGTTTTGGTCAAATGGATTGAACACCCCGCCCGCCAATGTGTCGTTCAAAGTAAATGACATTGTGCCCGCGCTGAATTGATCACCAACATCACGCCTTCCGCGTTTGACGCTGATGCCTATACAGCCGTCCATGACGCTGGCAAATTCGCCTTCACCGTCCAAAAGGTACTGGGTATTATTTAGCAGGCCGCGCGTTGGATCGTCCAGGGTGAACGCGTTGATTGAAAACCCTGTGGCTACTTGTAGGTCATAATTTCCGCTGTCAATTACAGCAACGCCTGGCATCACGCCACCTGAATGTTTGCTGGGCCAGCGCTGCGGTTGTAGGCGCGTATTGCGTTGACCACGGCTTGCCCGATTTCGGCGCTAGTTGCCAAACCGCCTGTGACATTCACAGTTACGCCGCCACCCATTGAACCCATTTTTGATAACGGGACTACGGCCTCTGGGCCTGCTTCACCGATCATGGCAAGCGTTGGGCCTGTAACAATTCCGCCCTCTGCCAGCATTGGAATGTTTGGAACGCTGAACCCTTTACCGCCTAGACCTGGCACCCATGATGGAAAATTGAATGACAGTTTGCCAATGGTGTTGTTCCACAGGCTGGCGATGCCGTTGAATATTGATTTGTAAATGTTTAGGACGGCGGTGAAATAGGTTTTGATTGCGTCAAAACTGAATTTTACACCTGTGGTTATTGCATCGAATACGGTGTCCACGATTTTGCGAACGCCATCAAATTTGAAATAAAGCGCGGTCAAAATGGCTATGAGGGCAACAATGGCCAAAATGACCAGAGTGATTGGGTTGGCTAGTAGCAGGGCGTTCCATACTGCTGTGAGAACGTTTGTGATGACTTGTATGGCGTTGTAAACCTTTAGCGCTGCATTGACAGCCAAAACCGCTAACGCGATGCCACCGATAGCGCCAGCGATAACGATGAACGCTGTGGTGTTTTCTTGTGCGAACGCGCCGAACGCGGTAAGCAATGGCAACAGTTTTTCAATCACAGGGATCAACGCCGCGCCAATGTTTTCTTTTGCTTCCGCAATTGCTATTCCAAATCGTTTCATTTGGCCTTCCGCGGTTCCTGCTGCTTCCGCGGTAGCGCCACCAAATGTTCCACCCAGCACGTCCATGACGGTGTTGAGGTCTGCACCTTCTTTGATGAGGTTCGCCATTTCTGGTGAGAGTGTCCGCAAACCTTTGAAATTTCCTGCATAGGCCTTCGATAAAGCGTCAGAAACTGTTGCTAGGTCTTTACCTGTTGCCGTGGAAATATCCATTGCCAGGGCTAAACCTTCTTGTGCTCTGCCAATGTCTTTTGTACCGCGCACAAGGCTGGCTAGAGCAGGCCTCAAATCATCGTCAGCGACACCGCTAGCCAATGACATTTTGCTGATCATGTTTTCCGTTGCAGCGATTTGTGCATCAGTAGCGCTGGCAGAAACGTTTAGTGTTCGCGCTAATTCGACTTGCGCGGCCTGATCTTCCATTGCTGCTTTTGTTGCACCAGCCAACGCATACCCCAACGCGCCAACAGCGGCAGCGGCAGGCAGGGCGGCCTTTTTGACCGCGTAACCAGCCTTTGCGCCAGCGCCTTCAAGGCTCTGAAATTCCTTTACAGCCTTATCAATGCCCTTGCTGTCAAATTCGGAAATGATCGGAATTTTGATTGCCATTACATCACCAGGTTTCTATTGACAGCGTCCATTACGCGTTCCACCAATTCAACCATGTTTTGTTCAACAGCGCCCGCATTGCGGTCATAGGCAGGCCACATGACGCGTGAAGGCAAACCAAACTGCAACGTGAGCGCTGAAATGAAACGTGCGCCCTGGGCATTAGATCCGCCCTGTTTGCCAGCCATATCAATGATGGCGGCGGCAGGGTCTTTTTGAATGATGCTGATGGTGCTGGAATTGCGTTTGCTGGTATCAACTTTGACATTAACACCGCGCTGGGCTTTTTGTTGGCTGTACGGGAATTTTTGGTTTCCCCGCTGTGTCCATGCGCGTTCCATACCAGACAGCAGGCGCGGTGGGTAACTGGCCTTTGCATCATCAATGGCTGGTTTGGCTAGTTCCTTTGCTTCTTTGTTGATGGTCTTGCGTAAATCGGGGTCAACCTGGCGCAATTCTTTCAGCGCCTCTTTCAATCCGTAAACCTCAATTTGTGCTGTGGCGCTCATCGTTTTCCCTTGTTTTGCTTATTCAACACAGTAATGACTGTTTGCAAATCCTGGGTGTCAAATTCGATGTTAGGCGGCCACCAACCGACCGCTACTAGAACCTCTGCTAGTTGGCGGCGGTAGGTGCCGCGTCCGTAGGGTTTGGGTTTGTTGTATCCACCGCTTCAATGTCCATGTCTGGGTTTTGTTTCAACCATTCAGACCATGTGGCTGGCATAGTTTCGCCTGCCAATTTGTACAGATGGAACGCCCAGCAAACCATGTCATTCACGCCGATACCACGGCCGTCTGACACTTTGCGGTTTTCTGATTTTTCCCATTCGCTGATCACCAGCAGGTTTGTAGTTACCTCACGCGGCGGGGTGTTTTCGTTCAGGGTGATGCGTAGTTTGATTTTCATTTCAATCCTTCCGTCTAGTTTGTGCTATTGAAATTTAGGCTGTGGTGTCCACGCTGTACACACCGCCCTGGAACGTGAGATCCACGGTTGTGAGTTCGCCCAGCGATGCGTTGATCACAGGCAGGCTTTCCAAATAGGTGTCAGTCAAAATGAAACCTGGGTTGGTCGCGCTGTCACCTGATCCGTATGAAGGATTTACTTTTACGGTGCATTTGGTGCCCACAAGCGCTGACAATGATGCGTACGTTTCTGCTGCTGCATAGGACATGTACATCGTCACGGTCAATTCGTTGTTTTCCAATCCGCCCGTGTAGGTGCGTGATCCCGTTCCAAATGCGGTGTCTTCTAGCGCTTCGACTGTGCGCGTAAGAGTTGCTGCGGTGGTTTGGTCAGTCAAATCAACAATTGATCCGATGGCCGCGCCGATGGACACTTTTGGATTGCTCAATAGGGTGCTGGTAGGCATGGTTTCTACTCCTTCGGTTTGGTTCTTACTTTAGATGGTTTTGGTGCTTTGTCGGTGGATTGTCTAATAAACCCGCCAGCCAACAAATGATCCACGTTGTCATCACCCGCGTCAAATTCATCGCCTGGTGTTCCTAGACGTGGGGAAACAATCACATATTTCATGCTGTTTGTGCCTGTTGCATGACGGTCAATTCATAGCATGGCAACATCACGCCACCAATGTCAACGGTGGTTGGACGGCCTGCGGTGACGGATCCGACGCCAGCCAGAACGCCAGCGGTGAGGTTCAACAGGTTTCGCATTGCGTCAAGGTTTGCTGGCCCCATTGAAATGATCTGTACTGGCCAATTGATTTTGACAATGTTGTAGTTCCATGCTTCGAATGAGCAGGCCCCAATAAACGCGCAAGGCGGCACAAGGTTTCGGGGATCTGTTACCACTTGCAAACCTGTGATGGTTTCCAATTTGGTTTTCAGATCGTCCAGCGCCTCATTGAACAGGTCTGTGTATGCAACAGGCATCAGGCCACCTGCGGGCGTTGAATACCTAGCAATTGTTTGATGATTGGGGACAGGCCTGTGGTTGGTGCTGTGCCCATTTCGGTGAATGATGCAAACACATCAATTGATCCGCGTTGACGGTAAAGCGCGCCACCATATTGGATTGTTCCCAGCGTCACGTCACCAGACGGGCTAGTTGTCAGGCTGTCGATGTATCCGCTTTCTAATCTTTTGCGGTAACAGTAAGCGTTGGCAGCGCTGGCGCATTGTGTTAGGAATGTGGTGTCTGCTGCGGTAGCGGTGCCGATGCCTAACCAATCCTCAATGTTTTGCGCGGTGATCCATGTGCAAACAGGGTTGTATGCAATGGTGCCAGATGATGCAACGCGAATTACATCGCTGGCGGTTTTGGCGTATAGCACCTGGTTTTCAATTGGTACTTGATAATCAAATAACAAATCGCCTTCGGTGTCCACACCTGTGAACAGATATTGAGGCAACGCGTAAACGGAATAGGTACCGTTGAACGTTGCATCAACACCTGCCACGGTGATTGACTGGCCGACTGCAATTTCATTGGGGGTGAGTAATTGCAGGACTGCGTAATTGTCAACCAGATATTTGTTGGTGACTGTGTAAGTTGCCATGGCGGGTTAGGCCGCCTTTCAACTAGGCCTGGGTGATCTTGCGGATCATTCCTGGGATCGCGGCGAAGGTTGAAACGAAACCGTGGAAACTCATGACCCTGCCCAATGTTGATGGGGTCTGGAGTGACTGAAGGCCCCTGATGCTCTCATAAAATTCGAAGGCATCGCCTGAACCAGCGCCAACGCGGGTGATGATCATGGTTTTTGCAGCGAAATTGCTGTCAACTACCAATTGCAGACCCAATGGGTTGCCGTTCCATGATGTTGCGTTTCCGCCACCCAACGCGTTTTGACCTGTAAGGCCTGCGCCGATGAATGGGAATACTGGACGGCCTGTGGTGTCTGCCAACTGGCCCATCTGACCCCAAACGTCTGGTGAAACAAACATGTGTGTTGGGGTGAAGTTACGGCCATTTGAAATGTCAACTGCGCTGTCATAAACAGACTTGAGCAAGTCTGCAACTGTGCCGTCCCAAACGCCAGATGCGCTTGCTGCGGTGAGCAACGCGTCTGCTGCGAAGTTGTCCGATGCAATCATGTATTCGCCCATCAAGTCATTCAAGATGAGTGACATTGCTTCTGGTGACGTAAACGAAATGTCCTGTTCGGACAAAGTCACTTGACCAGCAAGGGTGGTTTTGCTGACCGTGTTTGACGCAATGACCATTGTGGTTGCCGATACTGCTGACAATTCGGTTGATTGTGCAGCAACGCTGGTGTGTGTGGTGATCGTTGGGCGTACAAATGTTTTTTGTGCACCGCCGTCTGGATATGCGCGCGCGCCCAATGCTTCGACTACTGGACGAATGAAGTTGAGGTCTTGAACCAATGGCCCAAGTACTGGAACAGGTAGCAAACCTGGGGTGTCGGTGGTGAGTACGTCACCAGCGGCTGCTTGAAGTGGGGTGCGCTTTGATGCGGTGTAATCAGCAACCATTTTGTTGATGTTTGCGAAAGTGTCACCGCCTGCATGATAAGCGGCCATGTATTCGCCTGCTGATGGCAATGCAAATTCTTTTTTGGCTTGTGCGAAAATTGGCGCGGTTGGGATTGTTGCTTCAACTGCTGGTGCTACTGGTTCGGACATTTCTGTTTCCTTTTCAATCGGTTCCTGTGTTTCAGTATTGCTGATTTCCTCTGGCTCATGGTGGATACTTGCCGCCACTTGTGAGATGTTAGCCATATCACCAAATGCGCCGATTGGAACCAGGCTTAGTTCCTGCCATTCGGCTGCTTCGATAATCATGGTTCCTGCTTCATCGTAGGAAAACTTTGTTGGGTTTACGCCAACGCTGACCTGGTCAATAGTGCCGTCTGATGCCATTACCAGAGCGTCATTGCCCAATGTGGTGGCGCTAATTTTTGCTGTAAACATCATTCCCTGTTCGGTGTCAACGCGTTCTGTGACCACGCCAACTGGCATTGAGGCATCGTGGTACATGAACAAACGCGGGGCCTTGCCTTCAACAGGCAGGGATCCTGGGCGAAAAATAACCTCTGTTCCATCGCTTACGCGGGCGGGAACGTTATAGGGAACCGCGGTTCCAGAAATTGAACGGCGTGGCTGTTCGCCTTGCGCTGCGTCTAGCGTGAAATCGCCTGCAATTAGTTTGATCATCGGTTTGCTAACTCCTCTTGTGTGTTTTCCTCAATAACGGTTTCGGTATCGTCCATTTTGTCTGCCATAAAATTTTCCTCTAGATATTCATCAGCATCAAATTCGACATATGTACCGCGCGGTAAAACATTATCCATTGACAGCGCGCCAGCAATGGCATCTGCATACAACTTGACACCGAACAGGTAAAGATCCGCGCGGGCCTGCTGTGATGATTGGTATGAGTACGCGCCAGTAGCAACGCCCACAAGGTATGGCGGAACGTTTGCTAAGCGTGACATTTCCAGCGCCTGATATTGGCTGGCTTCGATCAACAGCATTTTGTCTGGTGTTGCAGCGGTTTCTGTGTAGGTCAAATACTGGTTCAATGCGGCCGTTTGATTTGTTGCGCGGGCTGCGTTGAATTGTGCTGCAAGGTCTGAAAGTTCCTGTGCGCTTAGTGGTTCGCTGTTTTCGGTTTGGCGCAATATGCCAGCAGGAATTGATGATGATGCGTTACGGTTTCGCGCTGCTTCAAGTTTCAACGCGGTATCAATTGCGTTTGGTGCGGAATACACCAGGCCCTGTTCAGGTGAAAGAAACTGCACAAGGTTTGCTGGGTCAATTTCGCCGCCTTGAAAATACACCTGTGATGATGGGGCAAACCAGACGGGTGGTGCCATGTCGGTGGTGGTGATTGATCCCGCTGGCAAACGTGTGAACGATGCAGGGTAACCGTCAGCGGTTCTGCTGGTGATGTACCAAAACGCGCGCCCATAAAACAGCAAATCGTCAAGCGTCCACGCCATCAAAAACTGATATGAAACAGATGGATCTGGACGGCGTAACCATGAACGTGGCGCAATATAAATTTTTTCCATTTCATCGCCGTTCCACATTTCGTTGTACATTTTCAACGGCATTGAACCAATGACTGATTTGAAAAGTGAGTTTGCGCGGTTGATCGTTGGCACCGATACGGCGGCGTTTCTTTGTTCGCCTTCGCGGTAGGTGTAGTACTGGCCGATCATGTTCACGCCAACATTTGATGATGAATAGCCTGGGGAAAATCCGCCTGCCACCGCTGGTTCACCTACATGGGTGGAAATTGCAGCCTGTTTGGTGCGCGAAAAAATAGCCATGCGTCAAGCATTACACACATTGGGTTGTTGATGGTGACACCAGGCTATGCGAAACCCGACAGAAGGCGAAGGCCAGCCTGGTGCCGTTTTCATATTAGCCATTTGAAACAACCATCATGGGTTTGCCACCAGTTTTTGGTTTGCTAGTCAAGGCTGATGCAAACACCGCTAGGCGCGCTAATTCGATAGGGCCACTTGAACGCTGTGATGAAAGCGCTATGGATCCCTGCGATCTGACGGCAACGGCGCGCTGGATATGTTCAGCCAGCATGGTTTCACCTGTGTGGACTAACAATTTTTGGCGGATCATTTGGCGAACGGGATCTGTCCATTTCAAAATTTCGCCGTAGCCAACCACTACCCGTTTGCGTTCTAAATGCAACGGCCAATGCAAATCAATTGATGGGGTGATAGCAAATTTGATTGCAGGGTTTTGGTTCAATCGTTCAACGTGTTCCATGACCTGGGCGTATGTGTCAACCATAAATTCAACGGTCACCGCGGTGCGTCCGTCTGGTAGCGCTACGGCGCGCAAACCAAAATATCGTGTTTCATCAACGCTGTTTTCTATGGCTACGGTGCCACCGTCAGGGATCGGCCCATCGAATTGCAATGATTGCCATAGCCCTGGGGTGAGCCAACCTTGATCTGATGCCACCCACAGGTTGCATGATGCGCGAAGGAATTGGGTGCGGTCAGGGTTTTCGCTTTCCGCGGTGATGGTTTCCATTGCCAATGTGTGCCCTAGCGCGGGGTTTCCCCATGCCCATGCGGCAGGGTTCATTGGGTCTAGGTCTGGTGGTGGTGACCATTCCGCAAAATACAGGTTGCCTGTTTTTTTTTGGTCAATCATTCGCAAAGCCTGTTCCCGCCATTTGAGGAAGGCGCGCGAATTTTCTGTGCCCGCTGTTGACCAGCAGGACAGCAAAGGCGATTTCTGGGCGCGCATTGCAGGCAACAAACCACCGTCAATTGCTTCGCTGGAAATGTCCCAAATCTCATCAGCCACAATTAGGTTTGGGCTAGTGCCGTGACCAACGGACGGCCCAGCAGCGCGCACAAACCACCGTGATCCATCAGGCATGGTGACGCTGTTACGCCCATAAGAGTGCGAAACCTTTGCACCAAATTTGGCTTCAAGGATTGGGGCCAATTCATCAAACAGCATTACGCCTAAATCAAGCCTGTGGCTTACAGATAACACCAATTGTTTTTTGCCTCTAATGATTGGCATTTTTGTGAGCCACCAACCCACCAACGTCATCAGGGCAACGGTCTTTCCGTTCTGTCGCGCTGTTGAAACCAGCGAAATGCGATTGTGCAAATTCAATTCATCGTCATGCACCAATTGGCCTGTCAATGCGCGCAATTGCCAGGGCATCAATTCGATACCCAGCACGTCCCTAGCCCAGCCCCCCAGATCCGCCCCAAACGATCCCAGCCCATCAGGCACCAACGTTTCTAAGCGCGGCTGGTCATGGCTGGTTGGCGCTGATCCTGGCTGGTTCGGGTCTTTTGATATAGAACTGAG